ACAAAGAACCAAGCAAACAGAACTCAGGAAGAAATTAATGAGCAAAGGTTTGAAGCCAGAGCTGCAATGGGATCTGGTGTAGAAATGATAAATATAATTACTGGTGAAAGGTACACGACTTAGATTCGCACTGATGAGTGGTGGGGTTGCTCCCCACCCGAAACCTTTGGGTCTGCGAAAGCAAAATTAGAAAGGAAATTAAATGACAAAATTCACAATAGATAATTTATCCATCAGCAAAGGCGATAAAGGTAATTTTATAGCTTATTACGAGCCTTGCGAGCATGGTTGTAGGGAAAAATTTGTAGCCAGATTGAAATATGGTGCGAAAACTTCTGCCCCAAGTTTCAGAAGATTCTTAATTGATAATTTCACAGTTGAAGAATATTTTGATCGACTTGACAATGCTGAAACGCCATTAGCTATTTTGAAGTCAAAAGGATACCTTTTGTTACACATTAGACAGTGGCTGAAAAGGGATGGCTTTCCCCAGACAACTGAAGGTTATAAATTATGGAGAGCTAAATGCTAAATCCATCAGATCCAAAAGTTCAAGCAGTTTTTCTCAAAGGGCATCTAAAGTTGATGTCCCTTGGGATGAAAAATTCCAGAATGTCTGGTAAGCAAATTCTTGCAGCAGTGACTAAAATAACAGGAAAAGATTATAAGAGAGGGCAATATGAAAAAGCTCTCCAAGATTTAGAAAGGATATAAAATGATACACTATGATTTAAAAGCAGACCGAATTGAGCCAAGGCTTCCAGAGGGGCAAACCAAAGGAACAATCGCAGACTTGCAACCAACAGTAGTTTCTTGGAATATGATCTTGGGAGATGTATCTGAATTTGAACGCAAGGAAATTTTAAAACTAATCGAAAAATTTAACGATGAATAAATATTTGAGGTCAGGAATCAATGCAGTAGGAGTAACTCTGGTAATTGTTATTTTTACTTTATTTTTAAATTTTATTATATTAAACTTGATACTAGGTTGTGAAACTTGGGAAAAGGAATATTGGAACGAAAACAATTCATGCGTGACGCCTCTCCAAATGGCAAGGCAGATTTTCCTCCCCTAACTTAATCTGCTCGTTAACTTGAACCCTCTTTTTTTAGAGGGTTTCTTTTTGGCCAGAGATAGGTTACAGTTGCTTTACAGTTGACCACTGCAAGTTAAGGTTTAAAGGAGAATATTTTGGCTTCAGACAAAGGAAATAAAGTTCAAGTACAAAGACCGATCAATAATGGACGGAAAGTTGAACCAGAAAAATGGAATGGCAGGTTTAAATCTGTTGAGTCATTAAAGAATCAAAAGCCTGCTCAGCATAGGCAAGCTCGCTATAAAAAGTGGAACCATCCAGCCACCATCAATTGGATTATGGGTCAAGCTGATCCTGTTGGATTTTTAGCTTCGGTAATGCAAGGCAAAGAAATGTTTCCTGTTTACTCGCAGGATCAAGATGGTACAGTTCAGAATGTGGGTAAGGTTGGTGCTGATCCTGAGCTCAGAGTTATGGCTGCAAAAACTTTATTGGGCAAATGTGTTCCTGATTTAAAAGCAGTTGAAATAAATGCGTCTGTAGAAACAACAAAAGTTGTAGATATAAGTAAACTAACAGGAGAGGATTTAAATGCAATTGAACGAGTTCTTGAGCACGCTGTCACTGACGGAAGTTCGAGCAGAGAAGATGAGGAGATCGTTGAGGGAGTTCATCAGGAACTCTTGGGGAACGATTGAACCTGGACGAGACTTTTATGATAATTGGCATATTGACGCAATAGCTGATCATTTACAAGCTGTCGTTGAAGGTGATATCAAAAGGCTCATTATTAATATCCCTCCTCGTCATATGAAATCTATCTCAGTTGCAGTTGCACTTCCTGCTTGGACTTGGACCATACAGCCAGAGAAAAAATTCTTGTATGCATCTTATGCTGGCTCTCTTTCCATAAGAGATTCGGTTAAGTGTAGAAGGCTTCTTGACAGTCGTTGGTATAAAGAGCATTTTGGTAATACTTTTCAATTGACTTCTGATCAAAACCAGAAACAAAGATTTGAGAACGATAAGACTGGCCAGAGAATAGCAACGTCTGTTGATGGTGCGTTGACTGGTGAAGGTGGTGATATAATTATTATTGATGATCCGCATAATGTTCGGGAAGCTGAAAGTTCAACAGTTCGTGAAGGTGTTCTTGAATGGTGGGATCAAGCAATGCAAACTCGACTGAACGATCCTAAGACAGGAGCATTTATAATTATAATGCAAAGAGTTCACGAAACAGACTTAACAGGACACATATTAAGGAACGAATACGATGATTGGGATCATTTATGCTTACCTGCTCGATATGAGATCGGACATCCAACACCAACCAGATCAAGACTTGGCTTCACAGACCCAAGAACCAAAGAAGGTGACTTGCTGTGGCCAGAGAGGATTGATGTTAAAACTCTCGACAGTCTTGAGAAAAGTCTTGGGTCTTATGCCTCCGCAGGTCAATTGCAGCAGAGACCAATGCCCAAAGGTGGTGGGATATTAAAAGCTGAATGGTGGGTGCCATGGGAGAAAGATGATTTACCAGACATTGAGTATGTTCTCCAATCTTGGGATACTGCTTTCAGTACGAAAGAAAAAACTTCTTATTCTGCTCGAACAACTTGGGGAGTTTTCAGAGACAGAGGAATGACTTGTGCTATTGTATTAGAGATGTGGTACGATCGTGTAACATATCCTGAGTTAAGAAAACTCGCACAAGAAGCATATCAAGACTGGCAACCTGATGCTGTTTTAATAGAAAAGAAGGCTTCTGGCCAATCTTTATTGCAAGATTTACGCATGGCAGGAGTCCCAGTTCTTGAGTATTTACCTGATCGAGACAAGGAAGCTCGTGCCCATGCATCATCGGCTTTATTAGAAGATGGAAGAATTTACTTTCCTTTTGACAAAAAATGGGCTAAGAATTTAATAGATATATGTGCAGCATTTCCTGCAACTGATAATGATGACATAGTTGATACTTGTACGCAGGCATGGTTAAGATTACGAAAAGGTTGGTTTGTTACTCATTCGGAAGATTATGAAGAAGACGATTATCAAGAAAAACAAAGGATAACATTATATGGCTGAAACATCTATTCCTTTTGCTGAAGGTGCTCCCTCTGATAATTTACAAGTTGAAGAAGTTGGTGATGATGTTCTTATTGGTGACCCAGAGCTTGATGAAGTAAAAGAAGAAGATAGCAATTTCGATGCAAATCTGGCAGAAGACATGCCCGATAAAGAATTAAATAGAACTGCATCAGACTTAATAGGTTTTTATAATACAGATCGTGAAGCTCGTTCTGAGTGGGAAGAGAGATACAAAAAAGGATTAAAAACTTTAGATCCTGATGGTGGCATGGAAGAGTCTGAAGAAGAACGTGCTGTTCGTGGTCTTTCAACTGTTGTTCATCCTTTGATCTCTGAAGCAGCAACCCAATTCAATGCTAAAGCAATCGCAGAGCTTTATCCTTCTGGTGGTCCTGTTAAAGCAGTTATTGTTGGCGACCCAAGTGAAGAGCTAGAAGAACAAGCTCGCAGAGTTCGGGAATATATGAATTATCAGATCACTCAGGAAATGCCTGAATACTTTCCTGACTTAGATCAGATGTTATTTCATTTGCCATTAGTTGGTCAAACATTTAAAAAAGTTTGGTGGGATACAAATTTAGAAAGGCAATGTTCACAGTTTGTTAAAGCTGAAGACTTTGTTGTTGCACCAGAAAGCAAAGACCTTCACACTTCCTTAAGATATACTCATGTCATTCGTATGCCAAAGAACGATTATAATCGGTATGTTGAAGCAGGTTGGTATTTGCCAACTAAAGATAAAGGTGGCGATCTTGATCCTTCAGGAGATACGATTGGCGATATTGAAGGTGTTGATCAGAATGCCGATGATGCAGAAGATGAAGTGATAACTCTTCTTGAGATGCACGTTTATGAATCTTTTGAAGATGAAGATGCTGAAGTGGCAATACCTTATGTTGTTACCATAGATTATGATAATGAGCATGTTGTTAGCATTCGTCGTAACTGGAAAGAAGATGATGAAAAGAAAAAACGAAGAGATTGGTTCGTTAGTTATAAATTCCTTCCTGGACTTGGTTTTTATGGTTTTGGCTTATATCATCTTATTGGTGGATTGGGCAAAGCAGCAACTGGATCCTTACGAGCTTTATTAGACTCAGCTGCATTTTCAAATATGCAAGGTGGCTTTAAATTAAGAGGCAGAGTTTCAGGTGGCGAGATGCAGGTTAATCCTGGAGAGTTCGTTGATCTTGATGCAACAGTTGACGATGTTAACAAAGCTATA